ACTATACATTAAAACATTTAACGGATCGTATATCAATCTACAATGAGCAGGGATTTGATTACGACATTATACCAGTAAAACTAAAAGAATAAATATTATGATGGAGTATTCCGATATAGAAACAAATAACTCTCCTTATCGTATTTTCAAAATGATAAACGGAGACGATGTTCTTTGCAAAATCCTATATGAATATAGGGATGCTTTTGTTGTCGAATGTCCTATGGCAGTCACTAAACAAAGAGTATATGATTATAAAAATACAAATCAAATAGTAGAGCAAACAGGATTACAAAGATGGATTGGATTTACTAATGATGTGAAATTTACTATCCTAAAAGAAAAAATATTAGGATCAGCTAATCTATCTCAGGAAGTACAATTATATTATAAGATGTTAGCTTCAAAAGTAATTGAGGAGTCTTATGAAGATTCTTCTTTAGAAGAAGATGATGTAATAATACAACTAAGAGAAAATATGGAAAAGTTAAGTGATCTGTTGGAAGTCAAAAAGAAAAGTGAACTTGAAGAAGATGATTTAACCTTAGATATAGATTATGAAGAAAAGAAAATACTACATTAGCTATATTCATTTTCCCTCGGAGTCACGCTGTTAATTTTATCATATAAATTTAAATTTGTCAATGGATTATTTGAATTATATTAAGAAAAAAATTAACGAATTGTCAATGGGGAACGTTGTTATATTTCCTAAAGAACGTCGGTATAGACCTGATATGTGGGGCCATAATTGTTCCATAGAAGGTTGTTGGATAGAAACTGCTTTAGGTGAAGAATGTAACTGGTGTGGTATGAAAAGAGAAGAAGCAATACTTGACAACCTAGAAAAAACCTGAGATAATAATAGATGTCTAAACAAAAAGGCATTTATTATGAAAAAGTATATTTATTTAGCAGGTCCAATTGCAGGCCTGACAGAGACAGAAGCAACAAGTTGGAGAAAAGATGTAGCCTCTCGTTTGAGTGATGCATCTAATGGAAACATTATTGGAATATCTCCTTTACGTTGTGAACCAATCAAACCAGGAATGACTTACACATCACCTGGAGCCGTAGAAAAAATGTGGAGCGATCCACGGGCTATCAATGCAAAGAACTGGTTAGATACCGAGAGTTCTGATTTAGTTCTTGCTTATCTTCCTAAAGAGATGAATGAAAAGCGACCTTCTATTGGTACTATTATAGAGATTGGTTGGACACTTGGATTAAAAAAACCTTTAATTGTTGTTTCAGATGATAATCTAATGTTAAATCATCCCTTAATAGAGTGTAATGCTGCATGGCGACTAGATAATCTAGACGATGCTGTGGAAGTGATCTTAGGCCTATTTGGGGAGTATGTGTTGTAGGAGGACACACAATGCCCCGTGAAAAAAAGAAACCAATTCACTATGTAAATAATAAAGAGTTTCTAGAAGCTATTATAGAAAGAAAAGAACTAATTAAAGAAGCAGAGGCTGCAGGAGAACCTGTTCCTCAAATTAGTAATTATCTTGGAGAGTGCATTTTAAAGATTGCAAATCATTTATCATATCGTCCCAACTTCATTAACTACACATATCGTGAGGAAATGATTAGTGATGGTATTGAAAACTGTTTGCAATATATAGATAAATTTGATCCTGAAAAAAGTAAAAATCCGTTTGCTTATTTTACTCAGATTATTTACTATGCATTTGTTCGTAGAATTACAAAAGAAAAGAAACAGCAGTCTATTAAAGAAAAAATGTTAAAGGAGTCTAACATTGAAGCTCGTATTTCATTACAAGCACATGATGACGAAAGAGACTATCAACAGCAGTTTGTTGAAATGTTAGACAAGTATACTTTTCACAGTGATGACTAAATATGAAAGTTGCAATTATTACTGATACACACTTCGGAGGTAAGAACGATAATGTCTCGTTTGCCGCATACCAACAAAGATTCTACGAAGGAACTTTTTTTCCAATACTTAGAAGGGAAGGCGTTACAACGATATTTCATTTGGGCGATGTGTTTGATCGGCGGAAGTATGCTAATTATAACTCTCTTAAATTAGCCAAAGAAATGTTCTTTGATCCTGCCAGTGAATATGATGTTCATATGGTTGTAGGAAATCACGATTGTTATTATAAAAACAATAACGACGTAAATAGTGTTTCTTTAACGTGTAAAGAATATGATAATATCACACTCTATGAGGATGTTCCACAAGTAGCAAATGTTTCGGGTGCAGACATTCTTTTCATTCCGTGGATTGCACCTTCACATTATGCAGAATCACTAGATACCATTAGTAAAGCTCCAGCAGATGTTGCTATGGGACACTTGGAAGTAAACGGCAACGAGATTATGCCAGGTTTGATTTGCGATCACGGACTAGATAGACATCTATTTAAACGATATGAAAGAGTTTTCTCTGGTCACTATCACGCACAACAGGATGACGGCCATATTCGTTATCTTGGTGCTCCTTATGAAATTAATTGGGGAGATTATCAAACTGCAAAAGGATTTCATATCTATGATACTGATACTAGAGAGTTTGAGTTTTATCAGAATCCAAATAAATTATTTCATAAAATCTTTTATGATGATAGTAAAGGTGACGACTATTTGAATTTAGATTTATTGCAATATGAAAATACATATGTAAAAATATTTGTAATGAATAAAACAGATTTCTATACCTTTGACAGGTTTGTAGAAAGATGTTATAATGAAGGAAACTTTCTTGAATTGAAGATTGTTGAGGACTTTAGTGATCTTGATCCAAACGCTATTGCAGATGAAGAACTGGAAGAAATTGAAGATACAATGACTCTTTTAGAAAAGTATGTCGGTGAGATTGATAGTCAGGCTATAGATAAACCTAAACTTAATAAACTTTTAAAAAACCTATATGTTGAAGCGCAGGAAGCAGAATGAACGTATTTTATTTACATAAAGATCCATACGAAGCAGCAAGACTAATGTGTGACAAACACACACCAAAAATGCCTGTAGAGTCAGGTCAAATGCTTTCGACTGTTCATCGTTATTGTGACGGTACGGAAACTATTAAGTTGAATAAGGCTGGTCGTCGTATGAAACATTGGTATCTCGATGACAGTTTTAAAGAAAATTTACTTTACAAAGTGGCTCATCTTAATCATCCCTCAACAGTATGGACTCGACAGTCTGATGGTAACTATTCTTGGCATTGGCATTTGTTTCGTGCAATGTTAGAAGAATATACTTTTCGTTATGGTAAAGTTCATAAGAGTTCGGAGTTACTTGACATTCTAAAAACTCCTCCAACAAACATTCCTAAAGGAGAATTTGCTCCTCCTCCGCAATGTATGCCAGAACAGTATAAACAAGAAGATGCTGTTATTGCATATCGCAACTACTATATCGGTGAGAAGGCTGGATTTGCTAAATGGCAGAAAGGTCGTTCAATTCCGGAATGGTTTAATTATGATAATATTCAGATCGGTTAGTTGGCAGAATTTTTTATCTACTGGCAACATACCAACAGAAATAGAATTAGATAAAAAGAATACAACACTTATTATTGGCGACAACGGATCAGGCAAATCAACAATGCTTGATGCGTTGTGCTTTGGTTTGTTTGGTAAAGCTTTTCGTAATATTAAAAAAGAGCAACTTGTAAATTCTGTAAACGAAAGAGATTGCAGAGTTGAAGTTAAGTTTGATATTGGTCGAAGAAAGTTTCACATTATTCGTACCATCAAACCCGGACGTTTTGAAATCTATTGTAATGGTAAGATGATTAATCAAGATGCAAGTGCCAGAGATTATCAAAAACATTTAGAGAACAATATTCTCAAATTGAACTACCGATCATTCACACAGGTTGTTATTTTGGGTTCATCATCCTTTGTTCCTTTTATGCAATTGACTCCTTCTCATCGTAGAGATGTTGTGGAAGAAATTCTAGACATTAAGATTTTTTCTATGATGAATGTAATCCTTAAATCAAAATTGAAAGAATTGAAAGAGGATCAAAAAGAGGTATCACATCAATATGACTTAACTAATATCCAAATTGAAATGGCAGAAAAACATATTGAGCAGACAAAAGAAAAAAGTAAAGAAAATAAAGAAGCTTTAGAAAAAAAGATAATAGAAAATGAAACTGAAATGATGAGATTGAATGAACAGGTTGCAGAACTTCAATCAAAAATTTCAGAATGGCAACATAATGTTTTACCTTCTCATGCAAAACTAAAAGAAGAAATTAACTCTCATAACAATATTCAATATAAGTTTAATGAAAAAATTAAAAAGATAGTAAAGGATATTGACTTTTATAAAAATAATGATGAGTGTCCAACTTGCGAGCAGTCAATTGATGAAACCTTTAAGAATAATACTGTTAAGGGTTTAGAAGAAAAGCAGAATGAAATTTTTAATGCTAGAAAAGAACTTGAAAAGAGAATTGTAGAACTAGATACCGAAGATGGTAAATTTAAACAGCTCGAAGAACATAATCGAAATTTGGAAGTTGAGACTGCTAAGAAAGTAACTTCATCTAAATCTATTCTTTCATTTAATACGGATCTGCGAAAACAAATTGAAGATTTGAATAAAATAGATTCTAATATGGCTGAAGAAAAAACAAAACTTAAAACATATAAGAATCAATTAAAAACAATTCAAAAGAGAAAAGAAAAGCTAACAGAGGATAATAATTATTTGGCAATGGCCAAACAGTTACTACAAGACTCCGGTATAAAAACAAAAATCATTAAACGATATCTTCCGATAATGAATAAACTTATCAATGGATATTTGTCGGCGTTGGAGTTTCAAGTTAAGTTTGAACTTGATGAGCAGTTTAATGAAACGATCAGGTCTCGTTATCGAGATGTATTTGGCTACTCTAATTTCAGCGAGGGTGAGAAGATGCGAATTGATTTGGCTCTATTATTTACTTGGCGACAGATTGCCAAGATGAAGAATAGTACCAATACAAATCTTTTGATACTTGACGAAATTTTTGATAGTAGTTTGGATTATAATGGAACAGATGAGTTTTTAAAAATTGTAAATACTTTGAGCGATGAGAACGTGTTTATTATCTCTCACAAGTCTGATTTAAGTGTAGATAAATTTGATGGACTTATTCGATTCGAGAAGGTCCAGAACTTTAGTAAGGTAACAGTATAATGGAATTAGTAAAAGAAACGCATGAGATTTTAAAGAAAGAACTACAGCCTTTTGACTTTGAGAATCCAATTATGGATCCAAAGGCACTTGTAGAAGAAATGCATAAAGTTCGTCGAAAGGATGGTGGTATAGGTCTTGCGGCAAATCAAGTCGGTGTTGACACTAGAGTACTCGTAATTGGCATGGGAGATTTTACAGTAGAAGGTGTCGATGATTTTTCAAAGGCCTTTTTCAATCCAGAGATTACAAGTTATGGAGAAAAAGAAGAATACATGATTGAGGGATGTTTGAGTTTTCCTGGACTCTTTGTAAAAGTAAAACGTTCTGTAGATATTGAAATTAAATATTTTGATGAGGAAGGTGTTCAATGGTTAGATAATCTTACAGGAATTACTAGTCGTATTCTTCAACATGAGATTGACCATCTTAACGGCATTACTTTCTTACAAAGGGCAAATCCACATCATCTACAAAAGGCAAAGAAAAATAGAAAGATGACCAATCGATATAGAGAAAGACAAAATTATATTGACATTTAATAAAATCAATGTTATCATTATCATATGAAAAAATATAAAGTTTTAGATTATATTGCATCAAAGTTGGCAAATCGATTACCAGATCGACCAGTAAGATATGACTCTATTACTGATGAGGACTATATCACGATTTTAAGTTGGTGTGAGGAGTGGGAACCTGAAGATGTGTATAATACAGCATATAAAGCTTCTCAATTACCTTATATTCAAACATGGGAACAGTGGTCAGAAAACATGACACCACTACCAGATCCAGTTCGTTATCAACTTAAACATGGATTAAAGATACATGAAAAGGCTGGTAATCTAAAAGTATTACAAGCCTATGCATACTTTTATGATAAAATGGACAAATGGATTCCTAGAATTTTATTTGCCATATTTTTCATATCAGCATACTATATTTACTTCTAAAAAGTATAAATAGTATTAGAGATGCCGAAAGGATCTCTTGTTTATTGAACCTTGCTTAAATTAAGGAGGACCAAAAAATGGTAAGTACAAGCAAAGCAATTTCTAATATTTGGGATCATTTTAATTCTTTTGATCGCAATCTTCTAACCCCATATGCAGTAGGATTTGATCGTGTCTTTGACCGACTCAATGATTATGCACTACATCAGGCAACCTCAACAGGTTTCCCTCCATACAACATTCGTAAGGAAGGCGACACTAGTTTCACAATTGAACTTGCTCTTGCAGGTTTGACTCGTGAGGATTTAGAAATTGAAGTTTCTGATGGCGTTCTTACAGTTCGCACCGTAGCCAAAAAAGAAGAGGCTGAAGGTGTTGAACTTCTACATCGTGGTATTTCTTTCCGTCAGTTTACACGAAAGTGGACTCTTGCAGACGACATTGTTGTCAACGATGCAAAGATGGAAAACGGTATGCTCTTGATTCATCTTGAGCGAATTGTTCCTGAAGAAAAGAAACCTCGTCTTATTGAAATTAAATAAGAGGAGATAACATGGAACCATTCATAGGCCTCATAGCGGCCGGTTTGCTTATGGCAATGGTATGGTTTTGCTACGGGAAAAATTGACAATGAAAGCAATTGCAATATCTCTCTTAGCATATGTTACGGTATCTATTGTGATATTATTACCAATCTTTGTAAAAGCATTTGTATAATACCGAGGGGTAGGAAACTACCCCTCATTTTCTTTAGGAGAATAAACGATGTGGCCATATACGGCTGAAGAAATGAACCTAGTAAATGGGTTAGAGGATAAGAATATGAGAAAAGGTATGAAAGTCCCATCAGTAACTTTCAAATGTAGAGTGCGTGATGAGTCTATTGGTGGAGACAATCCCTTTAAGTGGAAAGATAAAAACACCGTCGAGTTTTTCGGTGATAAACGAGTATTAGTATTTTCACTTCCTGGTGCATTTACACCAACCTGTTCAACGTATCAGGTTCCTGGATTTGAAAAAAACTATGACAAGTTTAAAGAACTCGGCATTGATGAGATTTATGTAATCTCTGTAAACGATGCGTTCGTAATGAGAAAATGGATGATTGACCAAGGTGTGGAAAAGATTAAATTTATTCCTGACGGCAACGGAGAGTTTACTCGTCGTATGGGTATGCTCATTAATAAAGAACATCTTGGATTTGGTTATCGTTCGTGGAGATATGCCATGATTGTTACTAACGGTATTATCGAACATTGGTTTGAAGAACCAGGTATTAACGATACTGGAAATGATGACGATCCTTATGGTGAAACTTCTCCAGCAAATGTACTGGTTAAATTATTGGAAAAATAATAAAATGTGGAAATATATTATTAACTTATTTAATCGTCGGGAAAGTTCTTGTGTAGACGCTAATTATCGTAGAGCCATGAACGTTCACTATGATGATGTTTGTATGTAGGAGAAAAATAAAATGTTCTTTTTAGGACTAATGTTGGTAGGTCTTGTTGGAGTAATGGTTCTTGCAACAGATGAGAGTGTTGAAGAAGCACAAAAATTATTTTATGGCCACAAAAAGTATTGACATTTATGTTAAATGATGATAGTATTATATTATGAGTAAAGTTAAATATAAATTCGATGAAGATGCTGCCCTAAAAGAATTAGGGCAGTACATTGATTCTACCTATACAGCACACTATTCTACCAACAAATATCAAGCGACAGATATGATTATCGATGCTGGACACGGTGAAGGTTTCTGTATGGGTAACATCATGAAGTATGCCAAACGTTATGGCCGTAAGGACGGAAAGAACCGTGCCGACCTTATGAAAATTTTACATTACGGTATTATTATGTTATATGTGGAGAATGACAATGAAACTAAGCGAAAAAACAGTTAGTGTACTGAAAAACTTTTCATCCATCAATCAGAACATTCTGTTCAAAGAAGGTAACAAACTTCGTACAATGTCAACGATGAAGAACATCTTGGCAGAGGCCGATATTACTGAGACTTTTCCTAAAGAGTTCGGTATCTATGATTTGAATGAATTTCTTGGTGTCTTGAGTTTGACCAAAGAACCAGAACTTAACTTTGATGAAAGTTATCTTACGGCAAATAAAAAGATTAAATATTTTTATTCTGATCCGTCTATTTTAACAACTCCTCCTGAGACATTCAATGCACCTGAGTGTAATGTTGTGTTTAGTATGCCGAAGGACTATCTTACTAATGTTCTTAAAGCTTCAGCAGTAATGCAACTTCCTGATGTTGTAATCAAAAGTAATGGCGAACCCGGTGTTAAGATTACCGTTACTGATCTAAAGAACACTACTTCTAATGAGTATACTGAAACTTTGGACATTGATGCAATACCTTTTGAATCTCGATTTAAAGCAGAAAATCTCAAGATGATTCTTGGAGACTATGTAGTAAACATTTCAACTTCCGCTGGTGTAAGCCAATGGGTTGGAACTGATGTTTCTTATTGGATTGCAATGGAAGCACTAGACGAAGTTTAAAATGAACATTCTTATAGGTGGAGAATATAATGGCGGACTTATTGTGGGTGGAGAGATATCGTCCTAAAACTATTGACGATTGTATACTTCCATCATCTATTAAAAAAACTTTTAAAGAGTTTGTAAAGAACAACGAACTCCCAAATCTTCTGTTGTCTGGTGGTGCTGGTATTGGCAAGACAACCGTTGCAAGAGCTCTGTGTGAAGAACTTAACACGGACTATATGATTATCAACGGATCTGAAGAATCTGGTATCGATGTTCTTAGAACAAAGATTAAAAGTTTTGCTTCTACAGTATCTCTTTCTGGCAACAGAAAGGTTGTGATACTTGATGAGGCTGACTATCTTAATCCTCAATCAACGCAACCTGCTCTCCGCGGGTTCATTGAGGAGTTTCATAAAAATTGTAGGTTTATCTTTACTTGCAATTTTAAAAACAGAATCATCGAGCCTTTACATTCTCGGTGTTCTGTTGTTGATTTTAAAATCAATGGCAATCGACAGAAGTTGGCTGGAGAACTTCTTGACCGATGTGTAAACATTCTCAATGAGAATGAAATTACGTTTGACAAGAAAGTCGTTGCTGAATTGATTATGAAACACTTTCCCGATAATAGGAGAGTGTTGAACGAGTTGCAGCGGTATAGTGTTTCGGGCCAGATAGACTCTGGAATCCTTGTCAATCTTTCAGAAGTCAATATGAAAGAATTGACTCTCCACCTAAAGGAGAAAGAGTTTACTAAAGTTCGTGAGTGGGTTGTGAATAATATAGATAATGATCCCACCAAAATCTTCCGCAAGATTTATGATACGCTTTATGCATATTTGGAACCGAACACTATACCCGCTGCTGTTATTATTCTAGGCGAGTATCAGTATAAGTCTGCATTTGTGGCTGACCAAGAGATTAATCTTTTGGCTTGTCTAACAGAGATTATGACTCAATGCAAATTCAAATAGATGAATTATTAGAAGAAGCTTGTTATGTCCATTCTATCGGACATCAGAATGTTGCTGTTCTGTTGTCCGGTGGAGTTGATTCCCTTTCTGTAGCTTTTGCTCTTGACAAAATAGGCAAAACCATTCATGCTTATAGTTTTAGATTAGACCAGCATGATAACTATGATAATAAAACAGCTAAATATACTAGTAATGTATTTGGTTGGCATCATACAGAATGTATTGTTGATACGAGTAACTTAGAAAAAGATTTTATCACTTTGGCAAAAACATATCATTGTAAAAAGAAAACTCATTTCGAATGTGTTTATCCTTTTATGTATGTTTATCCAAACATAGTAGAAAAACTAGTGTTTACTGGATGGGGAGCAGATGGATATTACGGTGTGAGTAAGAAAGCAAATATACATTACAAACATACAAAAGAAAAATTTGATGAGTTTAGAAAAGATTATCACAAACCAGAAAATACTGCCGGACTTTGGTGGCACAATAGAATTGCAGAAGAATATGAAAAAAAACACTGTTATCCCTACATGGATGAGGACATTATGGATTGGTTCTATAAAAAAGATTGGTATGAATTAAATCAACCAACACAAAAACACCATGTCCGTGAAGCATATAAAGAACAATTTGATAGAGTAGGAAAAGTTTTACCTCATAGAAATCTACAATTAGAAAGCGGCGTTAGCGAAATCTTTCAACAGATATTGAATAATCATAAAATAAACTATAAG